CGGAAAGTTGTAATATACTTATCTTGCCACAGATAGTAAATACAGCCGCCCGTACTTCATGTGACTATAATATTACTGTTCACTGTAAAAGTCAAGCATAAAGTACGGTCATCTGTAATTTTGCCTTTTTGCACAAACGGCGGAGGGAATTATGGAAGATTTGTACAAGCATATAGAAAGTCTTGGGAAGGAACACGGCTATAAGAACATGACTGTTCTTTGTAAGGCCGCTGGGGTTCCCCGCTCCACAATGTCGGAATTAAATAACGGGAGAAGCAAAGACCTTTCAAAGCCAAACGCCCAAAAATTTGCAGATATTCTGGGCGTTACTCTGGATGAGGTATATGGAGAAGAAACAAAAAAAGCGCCCACCCAGGATGGTGAGCGCGGCATTGACGAGCAAAATCTAAAAGTCGCTTTTTTCCGTGGAGCAGACCCCACATTGACGGACGAGGAGATAGATGATATGTGGGATGATGCAAAAGACCTGAGAGACCTTTTGATAATGAAAAAAAGGCGGGAACGCGATGGCAAGTGAGCTGTACGACCTGTATGGAGAAGCCGACAAAGACGGTATAGCTGTTTTTTGGCTTCCCATGAAAGTAGACCAATCTATGGCGATTCAGACGGAAGATGGTTGCTGTGCTATTGGGATAGACCCGTGGAAGATGGACACGGTTGCGAAGGAAAAAGTCTCTCTGGGGCATGAGCTGGGTCATTGTAAAACTGGGAGTTTCTATAACCCGTTTGCTAAATTGGATGTGAGACGCAAGCATGAGAACCGAGCCGACAAATGGGAGATAAAGCGGCTTATTCCTGTGGATGACCTAGACGAAGCCGTGGCTGACGGCCATACAGATCTATGGGATCTGGCTGAATATTTTGGTGTAACTGAGGACTTCATGCGCAAAGCTGTTTGTTGGTACACGCACGGGAATCTAGCAGCAGAATTGTATTTTTAGCTTGTTTTAGGAATAGGATAGGCAAAAAAATACCCCGTCTGTTCAAGACGGGGCACAAGTGATGGTTAGTTTGTATGGGGCTTTCAAATTGGCTGGAGGCAAGGATTCCAGGTCAAGGCATGCAAACAGCTCCAACGCCATTGACAGGTTCCCGCTGTCCCGCTTCCGGCCCTGAATCAGTCGCCCGTCTTGGGCGGTGTACTCGAATGCGATTTCTACCCCTCCGTTTAACGTCTGTGCTCCTGGGCTCAGATCAATGTACTGTTCCATGTCAAGCCTCCCTTACTTTCTGAAAAGGGTTGTTAGTATGCGTTCATTTGATAATTCCTATAGCACATACAAGTATATTATTCCTCTGTTGTTGGATGCTCCAGACTACGAATTAAGGTCTTCCATATATGCCATGTTCCACTGTCTGGATAATTTTATGAATACAATCATGCTTGAATTGGGCCGAATCAATACCTCCAACAGCAAACTAAAAAATATGGCTAATCGAAGAGTCGAGAAATTCGAAGAAAGACTATGGTTTACAACCTTATGGGCGGATTATTATTTTTTCCTCAATACAACTGAACGGACGTACAGGCTGGCAATGAATCTATACGACAAACTGTGTTTACCAGAAAAATCAAAGGAGATCAGAGAAAGCAAGGTCTTTAATGAAGCTCGTCTGATGCGGAACAAGATAGAACATATTTATGAAGGACTATCTAAGCAGGGAGAATATTTTTCGCAACAGTATGGCTCAATGGGTGAAAGCAATGAAATCGAAATTGACGGAATATCTTTTGAAGCAAACGAGACTTCTTTGCAACCATTATACCAAATTTATGAGGATATTTCAAAGATAATCACAGAAAGATACATCACCCCCAACAGAGAGCTTGTAGACCGAATATGGAAGAATGTACTGTAACAACAACGTATATCTAACGCAGAAAAAGGAGGTTTTTCATATGTTAGACGAAAAAGATTTGCAGGCAATCGCACAGTTGATGGAGAAGCAGAAACAGGACATCATGCACGATGTAAAGGTTTTATTGGACACGGAGGTCACCACCCGGTTTAACCTTCTGGCCGAGGGGCAGCAGGCCATTATGGACGCCATCACGCCAAAAAGTGAAATCGCCGAACTGAAAAAAGCGCAATAAAAAACCGCCCCCGGTGCTACCAACACCGGAGGCGAATACAATACAGGATGCTACCAACATCCTGTACCAAGCAAAATGCCCCAGCCGCAAAACCAAGGTACCTTTGCGCCCTTACAGTGCCCCATAGAAGCCATACAGTCCAGTGGCAACTTCTGCGGACTCTAAACGCGCTTGGGCTAGTTCACTCGCCTGCTTGCCATTTATCCGGGCCAGAGCACAGGCATCATTTTCATAGTATGCTTTTAAGTCCCGCATTGCCTCAATGGTGGCTGTGAGGATATCCGTGGGGATAGAATATCTTACATCCTCCAGTTTCATGTATTACCCTCCTTCATATTGTTTTTCAGTTGTCAGGAATCCCATCCTTGTACCCGGCACGGCCTTGACGACGCTATACTGAACTTGGCCCGCATTTTGCGGACTTCCCTATCCAGCAGGTATCCTGTCTGATTATTCAGTTGTAATAGAGCATTTTCTGTCAACTATAATAACCTATCTCTAGGTCAAAGTAAATGCAGAATAATGACCAATATTTAGGTCTACTCTTTGTGTATAATTGACCTATCTTTAGGTTTTCGCAGTGACTTTCAGATGCTACTATAGGAGTTGGACGTGTATGGCAATATCTTTTAAAAAACTATTAGTCCTGCTAAATGAACGACAAATCAGTCTATACCATTTAAAGCGCGATAAAGTTATCGGAACAGCAACACTAGATAAAATTAGAAAAGACGAAGGGAATATAGATACTCGCTCAATAGACCGTATATGTGATTACTTAAATTGCCAGCCTGGAGATATTATGGAATTTATTAAAAAATAAAAGAACCGCCCTGGGCTGGCACCCAAGGCGGTTCTAGAGGAGCAGTAAACTTTGTACGGCCTACTGCTCCTCTATTTTGCCATGCAAAAGGAGGAAAGTCAATGTATACTGGTAAAAACCCCAATGGGGAAGGTAGTTTGAGGCAAAGAAAAGACGGTCGTTGGGAGTTTCGCGTCAAAGTTGAAGGTCGCACCACCCCCCTCTCCTTTTACTCCAAAGATAAAGATGGCCGCGGTGCCAAAAAGAAATACAGGGACTGGCTGAGAGAGAGTGGCGGCGAAGCGGTTGAGAGCGTCAAGACTGTAGAAAAATGGACCCGCACTTGGCTTGAAGTCAGTAAAAAGGGGCGTGTCGCCCCCAAAACATACGAAAACTATGAGTATTATATCGAAAAATTTATTTTACCAGAGATCGGGCGTATGAAACTGGATTCCGTGCGGCCTGTCCACATTGAACAGATCTTTGCAAAGGCTGCAAGTTTATCCCACTCAGCTCGAAATGAGATCAAGGTCTGCCTCAACGGTATCTTCAAGTCCGCACGAAAAAACCGTCTGTGTAAGGCCAATCCAGCAGAAGATATATCCCTCACCCGGGACCCAGCGAAACCCCCAAAGGTACATACCCTAGAGGAAGTACGTGTCATTCTCACTTACGCTCCTTCTCACAAATGGGGCGCTTATGTGGAATTGGCCCTCTATACCGGACTGCGCACCGAGGAGCTGTGCGGCCTCATGTGGTCCGATGTTGATCTCCAAGCTGGTACCCTCACCATTCGCCGGGTAGTAGCCGAGGTCGAGAACGACGACCCAGACGCTCTCATGCATCCAGATAAGACAGGCCAAGTGAAGCGTCGCCGAAAGTACGCCTTGGTCGATACTACCAAGAGCCGGAGAGAACGCGTGGTGGCCCTAAATGACGCAGGTACCGATGTGGTTAAGTCAATCCCCAAAAACGGCCTTTATGTCCTCCCAGGGCCTGACGGCGGATTCTTGCGGCCACCTGTATTCGCCCATCGTTATGCCGCCGTCCTTCGGGATCTTAACGCCACTCTACCAAAGGATCAGCAGGTGCAACAGCTTTCTCCGCACAAAGCCCGACACACTTACGCCACAGCCTTGTTGGAGGGTGGAGCTAGTATTCGCTCAGTGCAGGACCAGTTGGGTCACGCCAAATTATCCACTACCCAAATCTACACTCATGTGGACTTGGAGGCCCGAAAGAATAATGTAGTCAAGTTGGCATACTAAGTGCCAGCTTCCTCCATTGCTTTGTCTATCGCCTCGTTTATAAATCTATTTGTACTTTTCCCTTGAGACTTTGCATATTCTGCAATTATCCGTCGCTTTCCCTTCGGTACAATGAGGTCAATTCTGTCATACGCCTTTTTGTTATAGCGAGAGGTCGCTTCCTTCTGTGCCTCTGAGTATGCCAATGACCTCACCCCTTTTCATGGTATGGTCATTATACTTATACTACCGGAAGTATTGTATAATTCCATAAGTATATTTTTGTTATAAGTAACCGTTTTTATACTTATGGAAGTATGATATAATAAGAAAACCGGGTAGGAGTTGGTGCCTCCTACCCGGCAAGGACTTACTCTAGCATATCCAGAACGGCATCTTTTAGGTGCAGCGGTGAGAGGCTATACCTGTTGAATGCCATGACCATGCGAAAGACCAGTTCCGCATCGGTCGATACGTCCTGGAGGATCTGCACGGGGCCTTGATGGAGCAGGCCATAAGCTACGATATCGTAGCTATAGTACGTGCCGACCTCTGGGGCGTATTTTTTTCTTCTAAAGATAAAGTAAGAAATAGGCAAGATGTTTCATCCTTTCTCTCTTTCTATTAGGATGCATCAAGCCTTTGGAGGCCCCCGACACCGTACCGGAGGGCCTCTTTTTTCTACCCAAATTCTGACCCAAATATTTAAGTTTTTAATTGATTTATTTGGGTCAGTTTGGATAATTAGAAAAAATAGGAAATTGGCTGTATAGCCATTCCAGGCGCTCTGCCAGCGCATAGAAAAATCCCCCGCATCTATTGGGATGCAAGGGATTTAGAAAAATAAAACGCCCCACCTACTGGCAGGACGTTTTATTGGTGGAGGAGGGTGGATTCGAACCACCGAAGCGAATCGCAACAGATTTACAGTCTGCCAAATATTTTCCGTTTCCATTGCGCCGCAGTAGCTCCGCAACCTATCGCCCAGTTTTACCCATGCATTACCCAAATATTTTTTAGATTCTTTTATTTTATCCTAGGATATCATGGAGTATTATGGATGTCAATAACGAGAGGGGGCACTTAATCTTGGTGCCCCCTCTTTCTTGCCTATTTACTTTCTCTCTGGTCACCGCCGCCCAGCTTGTCCCCGGCACCGTCCACGGTGGACTCCAACGCGGCGATGGCCTTGCGGAGCCATGCAGGTACAGGCGCACCGAGGGCACCGATGTTCTCCACAATGCTCCCCAGCTCGGTCATGATATACCAGACCAGCACCAGAACACTCACAAATACCTCATACTGGAAGGGCATCTCCAGGGCGGGGATGTTGGCTAGAATCAAACCGATCACCCCGTCCAGAATAGCGGCCACCAGGACGGCCACCACGGCTCCCAGCTTGTGCCACAGGCCGTCCCTTGCCACCTTGGACGACCACTCCCCGGCCCGGAGGGCGGCGGCGGTGCCGGTGCCGTAGTCGAGCGCCATACAGAGCAGCCAGGCAAGCACCAGCCAGCCAAACCAGCCCCACAGGGCCGTCAGACCGCCCAGCACGGCGGCGACCGCCGCCTTGAATCCGTTGATATGCTCCATATCAATCGTCCTCCCTTACATAATCCGCCGTTTTCCCGATCAGGGCCTCCACAGTATCCTTGGAGTAGTTCCCGGCTTTCCAGTAGTCGGGCTGGTCAATAATGCCGACATTAGCCAGCGTGTCCACGTCGGTGTCCAACTTGGATACATTCGCCGTCTCTCCCCGGCAGAGCGCCAGGAACGCCTCCCAGGCCCCGGCGGTGGCCCGGATGGTCTTGGGACAGTCCTTGCCGTTCCAGCGGTTGTGCTGGACTACATTGTCCAGCGGGATGCCGTGCTCCTCCATGAGCAGGCGCACCAGGGCAGCCGCGTTGGCTTTGGCCGCCTCAAAGTTCCCTCCCGCGTTGACGCAGATCTCGATACCGATGCTGGTGGTGTTGCCCGGCCCGGCCTTGCCGTCCCCGGCATGGTAGGCCGTCTCGTAGTCGGGCAGATGCTGGACAATGGCGTGGTCGTCCACGGTGTAGTGCCAGCTCACCAGATCGTCCTCCCCGGCGGCGCTGTCCAGGTAGGCCCCGTGAGCCGCGGCGTCGGCGCCCTTGGCCGCGTTGCCGGTCTCGTGGATGGTGATGTAGGTGTCCGGGTTGGTGTCCCTGCCCGGCCGGTTTTTGCGCCCGTCGGAGATGATATGCTCCTGGATGGCAATGCCGTTGTCTATGACCCGCTGAGGGCCCTCCACGGCCTCCAGATAGGCCAGGGACACCCAGCCCTTGGTCGTCCTGCCCCAGCCGTCCCGGACCTCCAGCACGTCCACCACCGTGCCCATGGGGTACGCCCCCACCTTGCCGTAACTGGTGCCGGGGCCGCTGCGGATGTTGACGCCGATGCTGGGCGTCACGGTGTACTTGCTCATAGGCTTGTCCTCCTGTTCTGGCGGCTTCTGGCCGTCCTCCGTCGTCCAGATACACAGATAGCCCTTGACCCGCTTACCGTTGCTGATACGCTGGCCGTCCCCAAAGTCGCAGTTAGAGGAGCTGCCCGCGTCGAGGCCCAGGGCCCGCAGGTTGGCCGCCTGGTCGTACCGGCAGCCGATGGTCACCAGCTCGTCCCGCAGCCCCTCCGGCGTCTTAGCGTCCGCCGTGCCGTCGCCGGAGCAGTACAGGATCACCCGCGCCCCGGCCAGGAGAGCGGCGGAGCGCCCCCGTGTGCCCCCGTACTCCGGGGAGTAGCTGAGGGCCTTACCCGGCCCCCTGGTGGGCGTCAGCAGCTCCACGCCGCTGATGTAGTTCCCGCGGCCCGCAGCAGGCACAATCTCTAGGCTGATGTCCTCGCCCTTGTCCCAGGCAAGCCCCCAGCCGTTCCAACCGGCGGAGGCCTTAACCGCGCCGTTGATTTTGAGGTTGCCCACCGGGCGGCCCGTGTCCGTGTCGTAAAACCAGGCATTGATGATGTACTGGCACCCGCAGGCGGCCTTGACCTGGTCCATGGACCGCCCCCCGGCCTCCACCAGGGCGGCCCTGGTGATGGCCGCCCTGGGGATGACTGCTATGTATTTACTCATGGCCCTCCTGCTCCTTTTCCCACTCCTCGCGGGCCGGGCCAGAGATGGGACCGGGATCGGCGGCACTCTCCACCAGCTTCGCCATGGCGGCGCAGTTGCGGGGATTCTCGTTCCACAGCTCCACCAGCGCCTTATAGTTGTCCTGGCATACCCGGTGCCAGACGTTGACGGCGGAGGTCACACCCCCGTGCTCCAGGGCCTCATACTGGGGCTTGAGGGCCGCCCAGTCTGGCATATACTCTGGGTCGAGCCCCGTCATGATGTGGTCTACCTCCCGCCCGTGTCGGATGTTGTTGAGCAGCATGGAGCGCCCCACACCCGCATCCACATCATTGGCGTTGGCCAACGCGAAGGAGGCCGGGGTCAGCTTGGCAAAGTTCAGTTCGGTGATCATGTTCATTCGTCCTTTCTTATTTACGGCCTTTGGCCGGTTTAAACGGTTTCGGTGGCGGGTTCGTAGGTTTCTCCAATGTACTGCTGATACTCTTCTTGTGTGATGACGCCGTCGGCCACATCGGCCCGCGCCAGGGTGCGTACGTCCTCCTTTACGGGGTCAAGGACGCTTTCAAAGGTACGTGCCCCCCGTTTGATACTGCGCCAGTAGCTGTGTGCGATTGCTTTTACTGCCATTGCTTTTAACCTCCCAGCATTTCATATATATCCAGCAACGCATCGTCCTGCTGTGCGTTGATAGATTCCTGTTCGGCCTGGCTCTCAAAGAGCGCGATAGCGGTTTCATCAGTCTGCGCCAGAGCTTCCTCCAGGGCCGCCACCCGCTCCTCTACAGATGGCGGCTCAGGTTCAGGCTCCGGCTCGGGAGGCCGCTCGGT